AATTCCACCGAATCTATAAAGCCGCACTGAAAAACCCAGAATGGACAGTAGTTTTTAAAACGATTGATGACAGTCTACGAGATGAAGAAGGCGAGACAATTAACAACCTGAGAGTAGCCCTTGAAGACGATAGGAAGTTAGTCGAGCAGGGGCTAATGACTGAGGATGAGTTTAACCAAGAATGGTACTGTTCTTTTGAAGCAGCAATAAAGGGAGCCTATTACGCCAGCCAGCTTGCAGAAGCCCGGAAGCAAGGCAGGATAAAGCTTGTCCCATATGACCCTGTTCTCAAGGTTCACACCGTTTGGGACTTGGGCGTAGGCCAGAACTTAGCCATAGGTATGTATCAGCGAGTCGGAGCCGAGACCCACATGATTGACTACTGGGAAGGCTCGAATAAAGACGGCATCCCACAGGCAATCAAAGCTCTCCAAAACAAGCCCTACATCTACGGTACGCACTTCGTTCCTCACGACGCTGAAGGCACAGAATCAGGGACAGGAAAGACTCGCCTAGCTACAGCTAAAGAACTTTGGCCGCAAGCAAACTTTGAGGTCATTCCGATGCTTCGGGTTGATGACGGAATAGCCAAAGGCCGCGCAATGTTCTCCCACTTGTGGATTAATGCGCCTGAATATACCGAAGCGCAGATAAACAATGATGCTGTAATTGATCCATTAGAGAAAAAGCAAGGTTGTGAATTATGGCTTGATTACATTGCTCAGTACCGGCAGAAATGGAATGAAGACAAGGGTATGTTTGAAGAGACCCCTTTACATGATTTCACCAGCCATGCCGCAGACGTACACAGGTACGCGGCAATAATCGAAGACCAAATGACCAATGACAATGATTCACCATTACCGGATCAGGAAGAAGCTAACAGCGATATTTATGATGATTAACCGCTCCACTGAGCCAGCAGGTACTTACCAAAGTGTGCCAACTCATAGATAAGGAACAGTAAGAATCCCACACCGAACAGCAGATATTTAGCCTTCCAAACAAGGCTCTCCAACCTCTCGATAATGTGCTCAAGAGCGTCGAAGACGGCATCAATTTTAGGGAACGATTTCCGCTCGGCAGGAAGACCGGAAGATTGAGTTGTGACTTGTTGAGACATAAACGCATACCCTCTCCCGGTGAACCCTGGGTATACGCTCGGTCTCTATCGGCCTGTGCTCTGGGCTGTCTCTGGCTTTAGATGGTCATTGCCTCTAAATGCTCTTGGACGGCCTCTGGCGTCGCTCTGTCGGACTCTTGGCTAAAAAGTTGGGTTCACCGATTAAAATTTTGAACTATCGTTCGGCGTTATCGGCATCTCTGCCTACAGCATCTCTGCCCGCCAATCTGCACCAGCCTAATCCTGTCCTAATAATAAAGTCAAGCCTTATAAATCAATGTCAGACCAGGAAAACAACACAGACCAAAAAGAAGAAAAGGAAGTCATCACCGAACATTCAGGATTAAAGCTGAAAGAGGTTTCGGAGCAGATTGTTGATGAAATCAAAGTAGCTGAAAGCTACATCCGTTCGTGGCGCGAGCAGAAGCGCAAGTACCTGAAGCTCTACATAAACCAGCGTAAGAACCCGAAGAAAGTAGGGGATACGCTGATGTTCTCGACCCACCAGACTATCCTTGCATCCCTCTACAAAGACCGGCTGGATGCGGAATGGCAATGGCGTGAGGAAGAAGACGTTGACCGGGCAGAGGAGTTAAATGCCGTCTGGGAGTTTGATTACAACGAAATGGGCAAGCCAGAGCATGACTACGACAAGTTCTGGGATGCCTCATTCTTCGGTATAGCAATAGAAGATTGGAGCCATTTCGACCGGGATTGTCTCACCCCTATTCCTGACCTGTGGGATCCTCTCACCACTTTGTTTGACCCGAAAGCCACTTCGATTAACGGCAACAGGCTTGGCCGGGGAGCTTCACGATTCATCTACCGAGAAATCATAAGAACCCGGCAGGAGATGGAAGACCACGGCGGATTCTTTAACCTCGACAAGCTTGATGCAGATGAGGAGGTAAGCGCACAGCGACGATTAACAAGTCAGGCACGAGACGAAGCGCGCGGGCTTGATAATACATTTACTGATGTTAAGAAGAATAAATACTATCCTTTAGTTCAAGGTTTTACTTGGATTAATGGGAAGCGGTATTTGGTTGAAGCAGGTAACGAAGGCAATACAATTGTCAGACTTGTAAGGCAGGTTATTGACTACTGGCCTCTGGTAGATAACCGCATCTACCCGATGGCTCACACGCAGCTTACGCCTGGTGTCCCGGACTTCACAGAAGACAAGCAGCGAGCGCGGGCAATCCTTCAGAATTACACGCTTGATGCTGCCAAACTCGACGTGCTTCCCATGTGGCTGTTCGATAAGAAGAAGATCCCAAACAAAAGTCAGCTTCGAGATTGGAAGGCTGGGAAGATGATTGAAGGGGAAAACATCGACGGTAACACCATGTTCCCGATGACCAAGCCCTCGATTCACCAGTTCTCACAGGGCATCATGCAGGAGCTTGAAACGAACGCTCAGAAAGCCCTTGCTACGCCTGAAATGCAGCAGGGAATTCTGGCATCCGTTAAGAGAACCGCCACCGAAATAGCCGAGACTTCCGCAGGTGTGGATTCCCGATACTCATTAACCGCTGCCTTGTTTGCCCTCGCGGAATCCAATGCCGCTTACATCTGGTACGACCAATACAAGCGGAACTTCAAGAAGGGAATTGATAAGAAGACTGTCCGATTAGTCGGAGCCTTCGGCCCCAAGCCTCTCCCTATTACTGCTGATAGCTTCAAATTCAAACAAGACCCTGACGTTAAGATTGAATCCCGCGTTGTAAGCCAAGCCCGAAAGAGGGACGAGCAGAATAAGCTTCTGGCTTACGGCCAAGTCCTCATGCAAATCCCCGGCTCGAACATGAGAGCGTTCGCAAAGATGGCCGGAAGATTAATGTTCCGTAAGGCGCAAGTTGAAATGCTGCTTCCCCCAACAATTGACGAGATGAAAGCCGAAGCTGAGAACGAGTTGTTAAATGAAAACAAATTCGAGGGTGACGTGGACGGTATGCAGATTAAAGTTGAAATTGATCCGACAGATGACCACGCAACCCATTTAGAAATTCACGGTAAGGCCGCAGACACCAAAGCTAAGTTTGCTCATATTGAGGCTCATAAGAGAGCCATGATGATTCAAAGGAACAACCCGGAACTGTTTGCCTCCTTACAGCAGCAACAGCCTGGACAGCAAGGCCAGCCTCTACCCGGAGCCACACAACCGCCTGCAACGCTTCCGGGGCAAGTAACCGACCTTAGAACTCAATGAAGTACGACATATTCAAAGATGATAAAGATAAGTCAGTAGCTCGCCAGAGTCTTCCCGCACTAGAACAGCACCCCGGCTGGAAATTCATTACACGTTCGATAGATGCCAATATTGCTTTCCTCACAGATGAACTTAAAGATTCGGAATTTGACGACCTGCTAGAAGTAAAACTACGACAGCGACAGATTACCCACCTCGAAGAACTGAAGAACCTACCCGCCACGATTGTTGAAGCCGCAGCAGACGAACCAGCCGAAGAGGAAGAAGAACTTTATTAAGTAAGTTATTAATTTTCGTCCTAAAGGAACTCAAACCGCCTTTGGTTGACGTAAGAAAGGTTTGTCTATGGCTGATGAAGCCGACATGCAGGAGTCTGAACAGGACTCGTCAGTAGAGGAAACTACTGCGGATTCGCAATCCGAAACCCAAGCCCAAGATTCTGATGCAAACTCGACTGAGCAAGCAGGAGAGAATCAGGAAGGTAAGGCCGATGAAGGCCAAGCCGACCAGTCCGCCAGCACAGGCGATAAAAGCAAGTCCGAGAATCAGGACTCTAAGAAGGATTCAAAACCCGTTTCCCGCCGTTCCGCCGCTTACCGAATTAACCAGCTAGTTGAGGAAAACAAAACCCTCAAGCAGCAACTTGGTAAGCCCGTTCAAGAGCAGGACGAATGGGAACAATCCGCTCAGGAAGATGACCAGCCCGATATAGCTTCACTTATCACCAAAGAAGTTGAGAGACGTTTGCATCCCGTCATTAGCGAGTCTACTAAGGCCGCTGATGATGCCGAGATCAACGAACTCTTTTCCGGCGATAAGGCCGGTGAACGCCCTAAGTACGAGCCGAAAATCCGCGAAATGTGGAACCAAGCTCAGTACAAGGACGTTGCCGCAGCCGACCTCTACAAGATTGCTTCGTTTGACGATGCTGTTTCCGCAGCCGTCACGAAAGGAATTGAGGAATACAAGAAGGCTGATAAAGAGGCAAGGGAATCATCTGCCAGCGGTTCATCAAATACCAGTAACCGCACCGGCAAAGGCGGCAAGTCCGTAAACGATATGACTGATGAAGAATTTCGTCAGCATAACGAGCGCGTAAAAGCAGGACAAGCCTAGCCGGGCAAGAATTAACCTCACATGCCAGGTAATACAACCCGCACAACCATCTCAGCCGAAGTGGATGCCGCCTACCAGAGAACTCTGTTAGACCGCGTAACCAACAACTTCGTTTATACCAAGTGGGCGCAGGTTCGGGATATTTCCAAAGGGGCAGGGACGAACACCGTTCGCTTCCGCCGCTATGGAAACCTAACTGCTGCCACTACCGCCTTGACTGAAGGCGTGACGCCTTCCGGGAGTCAGTTATCAGTTACCGCTATCACAGCCACCACGAACCAATACGGTGACTACGTAGTGTTGACCGACAAGCTCTTGATGGAAACGCAAGACCCCATCTTGACTGAAACGACTGAAATCTTGGGCGACCAAGCTTCAGATACGTTCGACCAAATTACCCGAGACGTTTTAGCAGCCGGTACTTCCGTCTTCTATGCCAACGGCGTAGCTGGACGCGCTAATGTTGCCGCTAACGTATCCGTGACCGACTATCGCAAGATTGCTCGCGCACTTCGCAAAAACAACGCTAAGAAAATCAGCCAGATTATCAATGCTGGCACTGGTGTAGGCACTACTCCGGTAAAGGCTGCTTTCGTAGCCCTTATCTCGCCTGACACTCACTACGATTTGAAGGGCGTTACCGGCTTTATCCCGGTAGCTCAATATGCAGCTAACCAGACTCTCTTAGACCCGAATGAAGTAGGTTCCTTGGACGAAATTCGTTTCGTTGAAACGACCAACTCTAAGGTGTTCTCAGCCGCAGGTTCAGGCTCTGTTGACGTACACGCCGACATCATCTTAGGCCAGAATGCCTTTGGTATCTCTCGCATCTCTGGTGAAGCCCTCCGCTTCATCTACAAGCCTCTTGGCTCTGCTGGTTCCGCTGATCCATTGGATCAACGTCAGACCGCAGGCTGGAAGTCCACCTTCGTAGCCTACCGCTTGAACGAAAGCTTTATGTACCGCTACGAACACGCCGTCAGCGCATAGTCTTCATCAATTAAGTAATAACAAATGGCAGTAACTTCTACACAATCTAATCACCACGTCAGAAACATGGCAGTCGGGCGGTATCTCGATACCGGAACTGCCGCTGCTTTCACCATCACGACCGGCTTTCAGCCTCGTTATGTCAAAGTTCAGAACGTCGCTGCTTCGGCAGTTACCTTTGAATGGTATGAAGGCATGGCCGCTGCTAGTGCAGTAAAGACTGATGTGAACGGCACAAAGACTATTGTTACGAGTAATGGCATCACTGTATCAGCCTCCGGTTTCACATTAGGGCTTGATACCAGCATCAACATTACAAACGAACAGTTGTCTTGGATGGCAGTTGGCTAGTCTTAATCATTAACTGAATTCCTAATGAAAGAAAAAGCAAAAGACATTCAAACTGTCTCAGGCAAGGAAACCGTTGTTGCTTTGGAAGCAGATTCTAATGAGTCTGGTGAAAAAGCAAAGAACGGCGAATCCGCTCCTAGCGGCGACCAGCAGCATGAAACAGCCGCCATGACTCAAGGCGGTGGCAACATCGGTGCTTCCCGCAGTGAAGGCACTGAGGAAGCCGCTTATCAGGCGACCGCAAGTGCAATGAAAGCCGAACTTGATAAGCAGGAAAAAGTTTCCGTCTTCGTCCCTTTAGAGAATGGTGAGCCTCGCGGCACGCAGTTGCCTGTTGAAATCAACGGCCACAAAATGTACGTCCCGAAAGGCGTACCCGGCGTTGAAGTTCCTAAGAGCGTTGCCGAAATCATTTGGCAATCCCTCGGCGTCTATGATGAAGCATCAGCTTCCGTGAGAAGCCAGAACGACCCTTCCCGGCCTCTCCGCACCGACCTACAGAACGAAGCAGACCAGCGCACTATTGGCGCTTAAGCCTAGTCCCTGAGTCCCTTTATGGGGGCTTGGGAGTAGCCTTAATCCTCACCTATGACCACAACCGACCTCGACTCCCTTACAGACAAACTCGCCAAGAGCAATTCCGACATGTTCTCGGTAGCTGAGAAGCTGCTTTACTACAATATTGGCTATGGCCTTTTGTACGGAATGATTATTGATGAGCAGGAAGATAACTACGAAGAAGAGGACACTAAGACCACAGTTGCAGGTCGGAGCGATTACAAGCAGAAAGCTCGTATCCATCACGTCAATTGGGTGAAAGTTGATTATGGCAGCGGCTTTGTCCCCCTGCGCCATAAAAGTGAGCAGGAGCTTTTAACTGACTACGGGAATGAGTATGAGGATGCTTTAGACCAATGGAATATTTCAGACCCGATTTACTACTACAAAGGAAAGCATCTGTTCATCTATCCCGCTCCCACTTTCGCACAGGCGGGGGCGGGACGACTCTGGGTGAGCCAAGAACTATTGCCAGCAGACCTCACGGCTGGGGCGACGCCCGACCTTCCAGAGAACTTTCAATACCTCTTGTCCGTCTATGCTGCGCTAACCTGGCTTGATTCCGATGATCCCTTATGGGCGAAGCGGCAAAAGGAATGGAATGAGGGAACAGCAGTAATGCTAAGAACGATGTTTCCCAGATCACGTCAGGCAGAAATGCAAGCCGGTATTCCCTTTGACACCGGAGAAGATTATTAAGAACTAAACAAGTGGCTGACTCTTACCTTGGTTATCAAAATCCAAGCACAGCAGATAAAAAATTAGACTCAGAAAGCCTTATCGTAGGCGCAAACACCGTAGAGCGTGAGCGTATTCAAATTGCGGGATCAGGAGCTACACAAATTGCCCCTGTTCACGAAACTAACGGCCTTGCCGTTGACCCTAAAACCTTACCTCCTGGTGCAGCAACTTCAGCAAAGCAAGATACGATTATTGGATACATTGATGGCATCGAGAGTTCTGTTGCCCAGATAGAAGGGTATTTGGATAGTGTAGAGAGTTTGCTTACTACGATTGATAGTCATGTTGACGGCTTGGAGGGGAAGGATTACGCCACCTCTGCAAAGCAAGACATTCTAATCGGCCATGTTGATGGTATTGAAGGTTCGATTGACCAGATTGAAGGATACCTCGACGGGGTAGAGGCTCTTTTAACTACCATTGACGCGGATACCAGCGTTATTGCTGATGCTGTCAAAGCCTCTACTGCAACGGTTACTTCCGTCAACGATACGGCTTCTTCTACAACCCTTTTAGCAGCAAACGCCAACCGAAAGGGAGCCACAATTTATAACGACTCCACAGTAGCTTTGTATATCAAATTTGGGGTTACTGCTTCTGCCACCGATTTCACGGTTAAGCTTTCGCCAAATAATTACTATGAAGTCCCTAATGGCTACACAGGGAGGATTGACGGAATTTGGGCGAGTGATGCGAGCGGTGCTGCTAGGATCACAGAATTAACTTAAACCAGATGCCCTTATTTAAAAATCAACCCGTAGGAGAGATTGTCGGAGATACTGACGCGCAAACGCTCACTAACAAGACCATAGGTGACACGCTGAACACGACCACAGGAAATGTCGCACAATCGGGTGCAGCGGCTCACATTACGTTAACACCAGGCGCAAACAAGTTAGTTAGGGTGGCAGTTTATAAAAACAATCATGGTACTGGTTCTTATCAAAATAACACCATCATCGTTTGCGGAGTGGAAGGACTCGATGGCAATGCAGCCATTGAAACGAGCGGTACGATAACTTTCGGCGTGACTTTTTCTGCCGCTCCAATTGTCCTTATTAGCAATGCCGGTGCGAAGAGTACCAATGATGGTGAGGTTGGAGTGTTCTTCTTCAGCGACTTTGGCTTTTTGTGGGGAACCAATATTAAGAACGCAAGCACTACCACCGTCAGTTTTGATGTTCGCGCTGAAACTGGATATACCTTGAGCACTGATCATTATTACTTCTCAAGCTGGATAGCTATAGGGACAATCGCATGAAATTAGGAGTAATTGAAGAAGGTAAATTACAAGGGAAGAAGATTCTTTTAGAACCAAGAACAGACCTTCCTGACAATGAGTATTTAGTCGAGAAAGGAATTTTCTTTAACGGCTCACCCATGTTTCAAAAAGCCTGTCTTATTTGCGAAGAGTTTATAAATAACACTCACCAATGCCCCTCGCCCCAGCCCTCAATTTAAACTTCCGCCTCACCGTCCTTGCTACATGGTCGCCTGTTTCCCGTAGTAGTGATGCTACCTACAGCCAAGTAAGCCGCAGTTCTGATGCTTCATACAATGAAGTATCAAGAGTCTCAGATGACAATTGGAATCAAGTAAACAGATCCGCTTAATGAAATCCCTCTCATTCGGTAATTTCCATGTAGGAATCGTTAATAACCCTTCCGTCGAAGACAAAGGCGGTTTTGAGTTTGCCTCCGGTATGGACATCTTCAGCGAGGCAGGCGTGTTGAAGGCTTGTAATGCGATGGAGCCGGTTACTTTAGGAACTGGCGCAGCGCTTAATGACCTTCCAAGATTAATGGTTGATACAGCTACACCAACAGAAATCAGGGCGTATATTGCGGCAGGCCCCAAGATTTTAGAGTCAACGGACGGTATAACGTGGAATCTTTTCAGAACAAATGCTAACGGCTCGAACACCGGGCTTGCTATATGGGCGGGCTACGTTATCTACATCGCGGCCACAACCATAGGCCGCACGCTCGTTGGAGATGCTTCAGCCGCCAATGATAGCTATATCACCACGCTTGATTCTGACACCGAATTTCACCCAGCTCTACCTCAAGGGGGAACATTAAAAATTGGTGCAGGGCGTTACGTAGCTTCACTTGATGAGTCTTTCAACTTTACAGCCCGAGCAATGAAGCTTGCTTCCAACTACAGGATCAGATGCCTAGCTGAATATCTCACATCCTTATATATGGGTACGAGATTTGGCGCACTTAATGGAGCCGTAACTGTTTCTGATTCTTCAGTCTTCGCTTGGCGTGGCACCGTCTTGTCTTCCGGTTCGGCATTACCGGACACGCCTTATCCGATGAAACTCCGTGGAATGAATGCGCTGTT